CTACAATCACACCGAGTTCTCCACCACCCAATCCACCTTGAGTCAATTCATCAATTACATCCCAACCAGTTTCTACAGTTGAACGAGCAGTTTCTGAATACCTATCTTCAATATGTTGAATGTATTCGTGTCCGATATTTCTTTCAGTTCCAGCATTTAAAGCGTCATCCACTAATCTTTTGATTTGTTCAAAATCACCTTTGGATTCCATAATTTCAACTGATTGAACAATTGCACTTTTCAATGTTTGATTCTTAAAAAAGTCTAATGCTTTATCTTCAATGAAATCTAAATCAGGTGATTCCAAATGTCTAAATACTTCTTTTAAGTTTTCAACAATGGATAACTTTAATACATCGTTTTCTACTTCTTGTGTTTTTACCTTGAATACATCAAGTGTAATACACTTTCTATATTCATCATAATATTTCTTACATTCCTTTACAATCCATTTTAGAGCATCACTATCATAATGTTTTTCATCCAATATATCGTGTATTTGTTCTAAAAAGGTTTGGTTCTTCATTAATGCAGAAATAGATTTTATCTGAAATGTATGTCCGAAGTCTGTCAATTTATCCATTCAATCCCCTAAACCTATCTAATCTTACAAACTCCATAACCCAACTATCAAAGTTCTTTATGTTTGATTGTAATTTGTCCTTTAAAAACATTGTTTGAAATCTATACTTAACCAATTGTGGAACTTTACCATTTACCGCTCCTTGAATTTTCATCTTTGTATGATTCGGTATATCCACATTATTTAATTGCATTAGTAAATAATTTCGTTTTAACAAGTTACTACTTTTTTTTATATTTTCCAAGAGTTTTATTTTAGAATCTGTATTTTCTACAAAATTCAGTAAATCCATAGCCGTAAAATCTTCGTCTTCTGTAATTTGTGGTATGTATTTTATCAAAGATTTTAAACCAGCTCCCATCACTCCATTAATATTATCTGATTTATCTCCATCCAAGATTCTATATGTTAACATATTTCTTGATGGTATTCCAAATTCATCTAAAACTGCTTGTTTGTTATATAATTTTTTCTTTGTGGGACTCCATACTTTCACTCTATCATCTACCAATTGTAAAAAGTCTTTATCTGTACTCATTAATATACAATCACTTTTTGGTAGTAATTGTTGTGAGATGTAAGCCATTGTGTCGTCTGCTTCAATTCCATCAACTGAAACTAATGTTAAAGGTAGTTGTTCTAAATATTCAATTAACCTACCCATTTGTTGTTTCATTGAATGTTGTTCATCGGCTGGAGCTGTTCCCCAATCCACATTACGATTAAGTCTTCGTTTAACTTTACGAGTACCTTTGTATTCTGGATAGATTTTTTGTCTTCTTTTACTTCCACCTTTTCCGTCAAAGACAATAATACACCTTGATGGTTTTAATATATCACAACTATATCTAACTGATTTCATAAAACCAACCATACCACCAATATGTAATCCATCTTCGTTTAACGCAGGATTAACTGCAAACGACCTGATAAATGTATTCAGGCCGTCTACAATCAATACTCTGTCGTTTAGATGATTTACAGCTTTGTGTGTATCATCTTTTGTTTGGTCTAAAAAAGATAAATATTTTTCATTTAAGTCTTTTTTAGAGTTCATCCATTACCTCATCGGTTTGTTCTACATCATCAATACCAAGTTCTTTGGAATCATATTTCAAAATACAAGCTTCACAGATTTGTTTATAACAATAATCTTTTAACTCTGAATTTTCTAACATAAGTTTTTCAAAATCCTTAGATAAGAATTTGTATTCTTTAATTAATTCACCAGTTTCAGTATCACAATGTTGTAATGTATACCAAGCACCACCAACTTTTAAAAGTTTGTGTTCTTTCATTACAGTTAACCAACTACCAAAGTCATCAATACCAGTATCAAAGTAAAGTGGAAACTCTACAGTCCTCATTGGAGGCCCAAGACGATTCTTAATCACTTGTCCTTTAATCTTAATACCAATGGTAACTTTGTTACCATCCTTGATTTGTCCAGCATTTTTGAACCTAACACGAGTTGATGAGTGAAATGGTAGAGCTTTACCACCTGAAGTAGTCCAGGGGTCTCCAAACATTACACCTAACTTTTGTCTTAATTGATTTGTGAAAACCAATGCGACTTTTTGTCGTGCTATCATCTGAGTTACTTTTCTCATCGCTTTTGAGATAATAATAGCTTTGGCCGTAGCCCAACCATCTTTATCAAAATCAGCATCCATTTCCACTTTTGTAGAAGCAGCTGCTAATGAATCAACAAGAATTGTAACTAACTTGTCTTTATCTGATTCTCTGATTTTAGTAACAATTGTTTCAATAGTATCAAATATCTCTTCAACAGTTTCAAGATGAACATATAACATTTTTGTAGTATCCACACCAATAGCCCTCAAGTATTCTTGAGATACTGCTGATTCGGTATCTATATAAACTGCTATACCATCTTGTTTTTGTGTTGAAGCCAATAGATGAGAACCTATTA